TGATCGACATTGCTGCCGATACAGGGCATCAGGTGTCCGCTACTTCGTTCCTTGCGTTCGGGTTGGCTAGAAGTGGTAACGTGTATCTACTCGACACCTACTACTACTCACCCGCTAACAAGGCTGTGAAGAAAGCACCAAGCGAACTGTCCGCTGATTACAAGAAGTGGTATGACGAGATTGTGGATAAGTGGCAGTTGCCTGTGGATAACCAAACGATAGACAGCGCGGAAGGTGCATTGCGTAACCAAGTGTATCTCGATCACGGTATCCGATTCCATCCAGTAGCGAAGAAGAAGAACATTGACATGATTGACTTCGTGCAGGACTTACTCGCACAAGGTCGGGTTCATGTCCTCGATACACCCGCTAACCAGATTGTGTTAGACGAGCATCGTAAGTACCAGTGGGATGAGAAGACGATACACAGCGATGACCCGAAAGTCATTAAGATAGATGACCACTCAGTCGATGCATTCAAATATTATGTGGTGGACAATGCTCGTAAGCTAGGATTGAAGTATTAGGAGGTGGCATATGTTCAAGAAGTTGAAGGAATTACTTATAAGGGGGGCATATCGGTTGAACTTAATCAAGGGAATCAAGAGCGTCACGGATAAGGTAGACGTATCAAGCGAGCATTACACGACGATGCAACTGTGGAAGGACTTATACCGTGGCTATTGCAAGGATTGGCATTACGTCGAGTATGTCACGCCCGCTGGCCAGATGAACCGCACGATGAGTACGCTGTCGATGCCGAAGCAAGTGGCGAGCAAGATGGCGACGCTGATCTATAACGAGAAGTGTGAGGTGAACATCTCTGACGATGCGTATGACGAGTACATCAAAGGGGTATTCGCAGAGAATAAGTTTAACCGCGAGTTTCAGACGCAACTCGAATATGGATTCGCCTTAGGTGGCCTCATCGCTAAGGGGTACATCGAAGACGATAAGATTAAGCTGTCGTATGTGACAGCTGATTGCTTCGTACCCGTGACGTATGACTTACAGGGGCGCATCACAGAGGCGGTATTCGTCAACGAGACGCAGAGTGCCGACAAGAAGTACACACACTTAGAATGGCATCTACGGACGACGACGGGGTATGTGATTAAGAATGAACTGTACGAGTCATCGAATCGTGAAGAATTAGGCGTGAAGGTTCCGCTCAATCGTTTGCCGCAGTACGCAGACCTGTCGGAAGAAATCGGCATCGACAACATCAGCCGTCCGCTCTTCGAATACTTCAAGCCGAACATTGCCAATAACTTCGACATGAACAGCCCGCTCGGTATCAGCTTGTATGCGAACGCGTTATCGACGTTGCGTGACCTCGATACGATGTACGACTCATTCAAGCAGGAGTTTAAACTAGGGAAGAAACGCATCATGGTCCCGACTGCTGCTATCAAGGCGGTGCTTGATCCAGAGACAGGCGTATTCAAACGCTACTTTGACCCGAAGGAAGAAGTCTATGAAGCAATGGATATGGGGATGGACGCCGAAATGTTTAAAGACATCTCGATGCCACTCCGTGTGGATGAACATATTTCCGCTATCAATGCACAGTTAAAGATCCTCGCGATGCAGATTGGCATGAGTCCCGGCACGTTCACGTTTGATGCAAGTGGATTGAAGACAGCGACGGAAGTAGTCAGCGAGAACAGCGAGACGTTCCGCACGAAACAGAGCCATGAAACGATGGTCGAAGCGTTTATCGGTGGCATCGTGGAAATCATCGGCATCTTATCCGCGCTTACAGGGAAGTACACACCACCGGAGTATGAACTGACGGTACAATTCGACGATAGCATTGCAGAGGACGCAACGGCAGAAGCGACACGCCAAATCATGATGGTAGGCGCTGGGTTGCAGAGTAAAGTACGCGCTATCATGAAGGTGCAGGGTGTGTCATGGGAAGAAGCGGAAGTCATCTTACAAGAGATTGGCGGAGAGAACGCAACAGCGCCGATTGAACAAGTCGATATGTTTGGAGTGTGATTAGATGCCGACACCGGAAGAAATCGCGGCGTCTTCCCTGTTCATCAATGAGGTCTATCTGAAACTAGAAGCGGATATGCTCACGAACATTGCAAAGAAACTCGCTACAGGTCAGATGGTGACGCAAGATAACGTCCTCGACTGGCAGGTGGCGAAGTTATTGCAATTAGGACCGCTACAACAGGAGCAACAGAAACTCATTGCAGAAGTAGCAGGAGTGACGCCGGAAGTGGTTAGGGATTGGCTCACGACGATTGCACAGATAGGGGCGAGGGAGATTGAGACAGGATTACCCGAAGCGTTACCTTATGCGACAGTACCCGCCGTAGAAGCGTCTAACATGATTCTTAATGCCGTACTACTGATGGAGCGTCAAACGTTCGACACGTTGAATCTCGTTAATGCGAATATGCTTGCAAGTTCCAATCGAATCTATACGAACATCCTTACAGAAGTGACGGCGGAAGTATTAGCTGGTGTATCGACACACGATCAAGCGTTACGCAAAGCAGGGGCGAAGTGGACGGAAGAAGGCATTCCGGCACTCGTTGATAAAGCGGGGCGCAAATGGAGTACAGAGGCTTATATCAGCATGGTCACGCAAGCGACGAGTAAACGAACCGCTACTGCTGCACAAGAGGCTCGACTAGACGAATACGATATAGACCTAGTAGAGATTAGCAGCCATCGTGACAGCCGTCCATCACATATTGAGTATCAAGGTCGCCTCTTCTCACGATCCGGTAAGAGTAAGCGATATACCGCCCTATCTGATACGTCATACGGTGCGATTGATGGTATTGTCACAGGCATACGATGCTCGCACCAGCTCTACCCGTTCGTGAACGGCGTGAGTATCAAGCGTTATCAACCATACCCGAAGAAAGAATCCATTGAACGCTATAAGCAATCTCAGAAACAACGAGCCATCGAACGCGAGATCCGCAAGGCGAAGAAGGAAGTTCAATTCATGGAAACGTTGAAAGATACAGAAGGTGTGAAGCTATCGAAACAGAAGGTCAGAGCAAAACAGGCGAAGATGCGTCAATTTATCTCTGATTCCGGTAGACGCCGTCGAAATAACCGCGAACAGATAATTAAATAAGTTACTCTAAAGCTACCCGAAAATACTCTAAAGCTACTCTAAAACGGGTAGTTTTTCTTTTGTTCTACGTCATGTAGTATCAAAAACCACGTGTTATGGTTATCGTTTCCATTAGTAGTAGACAAAGTAACCACGTAATGTAGTATAATGGTAATAGAACGGTCATTATCCGCTGACGCTAAAGAACGGAAGATGAATGGAGGAATCACAATGGAAGACAATCAAGTACAAGCACCCGACCAAGCGGATCTTGGAGGTAATGAAGGACAGCAAGATGGTAACACACTTAATGTTGCTGGTTCTAAGGTAACGTTTGGTGACGGTAATATCGAAGGTAAGGTCGTGTCCGGTGGTCAACTAGAGGGCAAGACGTTCACACAGGACGATGTAAGTGGCTTAGTTGCGAAGGAGACAAAGAAAGCGCAAGAGAAGCTGTTGAAAAGCCTGGGTGTTACAGACTTTAATACGGCGAAAGAAGGATTACAGAAGTATAACGAAATGATTGAGTCGCAGAAGACCGATCAACAGCGTAAAGATGATGAGTTAGCGACATATCAGACACAGGCGCAACAAGCGGAAGAGAAAGCAACGCTACTCGAAAGCAAGTTAGCCGCGTTTGAATTGAACGTGAACGCTGACGACTTAGAAGACGTTCTTGTATTAGCGAAAGCTAAGGGGAAGGACGACATCAAAGAAGCCATCGCGGAAGTCATCGCGCGCTATCCACACTTTACAACGCAACCGGCGAACGAAGACACACCCGCGCCCAAGTACACGACTGGGCAACATAAGAAGGATTCACCCGATACAAGTGAGCTTCGCGGCCGCGTGTTCGGTAGAAAATAATATTTAGGGGGTCATTTTAACAATGGCAAACGTAATCAACTACGCTGAGGTCTATACATCTGATCTAGACCAAGTAATTCAGCAAGACGCACTCACTGGTCTCTTAGAGACACCTTCGGTTAACTGGTTAGGCGGGAAGACATTCCAAGTGCCTACAATCAACGTATCGGGGTACAAGCCTCACTCACGTAACGGCGGGTTCAACCGTGGCGACGTCGAGACAACGAACGAACCGTACACACTCTCATTTGACCGCGACATCGAGTTCTTCGTTGACCGCGCAGATGTAGATGAGTCAGCACTTGCAGCATCAGCTAACAATGTTACAGCGACGTTCATGGCAGAACACGCGCTTCCAGAAATGGACGCATACCGCTTCTCTAAAATCGCTACAGAAGCAATCGACGCTGGTCAAACGGCATCTGTCGCTATCACACCAGCTAACGTGTACAGCGTACTCAAAGCGGCTATCTTGCCACGTCGTAAGTACGGCGCAGGAAACATCGTCCTCTACGTCTCTTCACTCGTAATGGATGCACTTGAACGCTCAACTGAGTTCACGCGTAACATCGAAGCATCGGCAACTGGGTCACTTGATTCACGCGTCACAACGCTTGATGGTGTTCGCATCATTGAAGTATGGGATCAAGACCGCTTCAAAACAGCGTTCAACTTCACTGCCGGATTCGCTCCTGCTGTTGGCGCACTCGACATTAACTTCTTGCTCGTTGCGAAACCTGCAATCGTTGCTAAGGCTAAAATGTCTTACATCAAACTCTGGCAGCCGGGAACACACACGCAAGGCGACGGATACCTCTACCAAAACCGCTTATACCATGACCTTTTCGTTATGAAGAACAAAGCGGACGGCATCTTCGTACACACTGCACCGGGCGCATAATCAAAACTAGGGAGGTCATCACATGGCACGCACGATGAAAAAAGGTAACTCAGTAATCGACGCTCATGAAGGTCTAGCGAAAGAGTTAGAACTTCAAGGGTACGTCGAAGTGAAACAAGCAGCAGGCGACGTTGTTGCGAAACAACCGATTCCGTATACAGAAGAAGAAATCAAACAAGTCGATAAGCAAGTCAAGGTCGAAGTTGCGAAAGCAGAAGCGCGCCAAGACGTTGTCGAAGAACAGAAGAAACAAGGGCGTTCGCCTAAACAAGTAGAAGAGAAGAAGTAATCCGCTTCCTCTCGCAAAGGAGGAATGACGATGGCTTACATTGATCTCGAATACTACCGCACAGAGTACGCCGGTCTTCCGGTGGATGATGACGCTACATTAACCCGTCTTATCAAGCGTGCGTCGCGTGACATCGACCTGTTAACGCAAAACAGAATAGGCGAACTAAGCGAGCAACCTGCATTGGTACAGGCGAACGTTAAACTAGCAACTGCGTCACAAGTAGAGTTCCTCTTGCTTAACGGTGAGACGGCTTCTACGGTGTCGCAGGGGAGTGGTAAGTTTAAGTTAGGGTCTTACTCTAGCTACGGCACAGAAACCTCTGTAATGGGGCGTTACAGTTCAGCTATCCGCGATTACCTCATGCCTGTGGGTCTGATGTATAACGGGGTGGCTGTCCGTACACCTCATGATTGCGGGTGTTGGTAAATGCGACCGATTCGTTTGGATTTACTGATACATGACATCGAATACTTCAAATACAACGGCTCAGATGAATGGGGAGAAGCGTACGATGCGCCGATCCTCATTAGTCGGGTCAAAGTAGATGAGGGTACACGATTCAACCGCTACTCGAATACGGAAACGATTGCAGCACTGGATAGAATCTTCGTGGATGGCGTTCATTCGTCTCCTAAGGTGGAATGGGTCGAGAAGTCTAAGGTACGTTTTAAAGGCAAAGAGATGACCGTGAAGGTGATTAAAACGTTCGAGGTCGTTCCCGGCATGGTTCACCACTGGGAGGTGGATTGCGAGTGATACGCGTCAGAACAAAGATTCAACTCAGTGATTTACAAGGCACGATTGATAAGCGGACGCAGAAGGGGCAAGTCATCCTAGATGAACAGGTGTTGAAGGACAGTAACAACTATGCGCCGCTTGATACGAGCGAGCTAATCAATTCCGCTATCCGAATGTCACGCATCGGTGAGGGGCAGATTATCTACGATACAAAATATGCCCGCATCAACTATTACGGTGTCGACAGGAACTTTAGTACTGATAAAAATGTGAATGCCGGACCGCTTTGGTTCGAGCGGGCGAAAGCTAATCACCTGCAAGACTGGTTATCCATCGTTGCTAAAACAATGGGTGGTAAACCATAACGCTTTAATGGTATACTATGGGTAATACATCCATAGGAGTGATATTATGCCACCTTATAAAGATTTGACTGGTCAAAAGTTTGGTAGGTTAACGGTTTTGGAACGTACTGAGAGTGATGGTAAAAATAAGGTTGTTAGGTACAAATGTGTATGTGAGTGTGGCGAAGAACGGGTTGTATTCCGAAACGCTCTAGCCACTGGCAGAACACTATCTTGTGGATGCTTAAACCGTGAGCGGTCTATCGAAAGAGCTACGCACGGTTACACAAGGAAGGGCAAAAAAACACCTGAGTACTCAGCAATCAACAATATCATTGCTCGATGTACCAATCCTAAAAATCCGATGTACGCCCATTACGGTGGTCGCGGGATTACTGTATGCGACAGATGGAGAAACCAACCAGGGACTTTCGTAGAAGACATGGGTTATCGTCCATCTGACAAGCACAGTATTGAACGTATCGACGTAAACGGAAATTACGAGCCTAGTAATTGTACATGGGCGACAGCTACCGAACAAAACAGAAACAAACGTGTAGATTCAAGGAATAAGATTGGTGTGACCGGCGTTTCTCAACATCCTAACGGGAAATACATTGCGAAGATTAAGATTCCTGAAAGACAAGTCCACCTCGGGTATTTCTTCACACTTGGAGAAGCAATTAAAGCTAGAAAAGATGCAGAAGAAAAATACTGGGGGAAAGGAAGTGTCTGAATGGTTCCATTGATTAACGCCGTTATCGCTCATATCAAGGCAGAGACAACGCCGTTTGCTCCGTTCAAGGTGGGTATGCTCGACACCGCTCCGAAAGGTATCGCCATTCGCATGATTCCATCATCACCGGGCAGTCGTTTCATGGACCGCTCACGAGTCAAGGCGGTACAGTTTCAAATCATCGGCAAATCACCGGATCAAATGGAAGTGATGGCGGCAATGGATGCGTTTGAAGACCTACTCGAACTATCGAACGGGGAACTGAACGTACCGGGTTACGACTTCATCTTATGTGAGGCGTCGAATAACACCGCATACGTCGAGAAGACTAGTGCGAACGAATACATCTATAGCACGTTCTATCGTGCGGAACTATCAAAGAGGGGGTAACACTACATGGCAGACAACTCAGCGTTTCTGATTAACCATGGCTATGAGTTTACCATCACCGAAGGGTTGCTAGGTTCAACACCTCTCAACATCGGTGCAGGTATCACATCAGTCGAGCCAGACAGCAACGAAGAAGTATCAGAGGATTACTACTATGACGGTGGCGGAGCCGCTACAACAGATGTCACAGGGGTACAACTCTCATACGGATTCGAAGGCCACCGCGACTACAACGACTTAGCACAGAATCACATCTTCGGACTTCGCGCCTTAACGGGTCCTGCTCGTAAAACGAATTTTGTGGTCACTGAACCGAACGGCGATAAATGGGAAGGTGTCGCAACCATCTCAGAAATCACTGCACCGGGCGGAGATGCTAACTCAAAAGGTGAAATCGAGTTCACGATTACGTTCGATGGTCAGCCTACGTTCACGGAAGCACCAGTCACACCTTAACTACATGGCGGGCGAAAGCCCGCTTTACTTATATTACGAGGAGGAATACACATGAGTAACGTAATCAAGTTTAATTTTGAACAGACATATAAGGAAATTGAGATTGGTGACAAGGTATATCGCATGGATATGGATGATGACGCACAAGAACGCGCTGCTGAATCATATAAGAAAGTAAAGGCGTTCACAGAAAAGTATTCACAAGAGAAGATTGACGCGATGGACGAAGAGTTGCTCGGTAGTATCGCTAAAGATCAAAAGGTGTTCGCTGTCGAGATTGTCGAGTCGTTCCTCGGTGAAGGTACAGGAGAGGAATTGTATACATTAGCCGGACGTTCTAGCGTCAACTTGATGAAGTTGGTACGTCAACTCATGGCAATGTTTGAAGAGTTCGCCGGTGCGTCATATGAAGAAGAGAAAAAACAGTTCACGAAGAAAGGAAAGTGATGCGTCATGTTTTGGCGTGATCCATCACCTTCTATTCTTTTCCCCTATCGTGGGTACAAGATACCGATTAGCCTAGCGTTCGATAACGTACTGACAATGTTCGAAGTGTTTGAGCATGAGAAGTTCACAGATGAACAAAAGTTTGATACAGCATTTGAGATATTCGCTGACGAGGAAGTATGGGACCAGTTCCCACTTTCTGTTCGAATCGACTTCGTTATCCAGTTATTGAAGAACAAGCTAGACATTGACCTCACGAAGCCATCGGAGGATGAAAAGGAACCGCCACCCTTTGACTTTATCGAGGACGCGGCTCGTATTCATTCCTCCTTTTTGTTTGACTACAATATGGACTTGCGGGAACAGCAGGGGAAGTTAACGTGGGATTCCTTCTTAGGACTACTCTACAACCTATCCGATGACTGTCAGTTCGGCAAGGCGCTACACTACCGGCAATGCCCGATCCCGAAGCAGGATAAATATAACGCCGATGAAGTCAAGCGAATCAAGCAACAAAAGGAACGGTATGCACTCAAGGACGAGCGTATTATTGAAAAGATGCGACGTATCAAGGAGCGGCAAACACTCGCTAAGATGGAGGCACACAAACGCAAGGTAAAGGGAGGGTAAAGCATGGCAGACGGTAGAATCGTCATCGAGACAGAATTAGATTCTGGCAATATCAAAGATGGAGTAAACCGCGTCAATCAGGAATTAGATCAGATTGGTAAGACCGTACCACAGAACGGAAAACGTATGGTCGATGCGTACGGCAATGAACTGGATTCTCTAGGGCGTCGTATAAACCGTGTCTATCAAGGGACGAGCAAAGAAGCACAAGCGATGTCACAAGAGATGCAGACGGCTTTCCGGGCGCAAGGTATGGCAATGCGTGGCAACCGTGATGAAATGATTAAGATTCGTCATGGTTACTTCCAAATGGCACAAGGGGCGAAGACCTACACAGGTACGAGCAAACAGTTCATGGCAGGAGTCACAGCTATGGGGGCGCGTCACAAGTCCGTCATGGATAACATGATGAAGGATAACGAACTTGCTAAAATGAGTTTCTTCCAGTCGGTCGGTCAGATGGTCAACCGGTCAACACAAGCAAGCAAGATCAGCGACAACTTCACACGCATGAAAAACCCGATGTACAGCGTGAACAAAGGTGCGTTAGCCGTCGCAGACGGGCTTAATAAGATTGCCTTACGAGGGCAACCGGCGGCTCTTGCGTTGAAAATGTTGGGACCTACAGCAAACATGAAGCAGTTACAAGACATGACGACAATGATCTCGCAGGGTTTGATGCGTTTCCAAATGGTTGCATTAATCGCGGCGGCATCAGTAGCTGTCTTCTATTCCGCTCTACACAAAGGGGCAATGGCGACGAACAAAGCATATGCCGAAGCGTTCAAAGGAATGGGCGCAAGCGTCCGGCAAGCGTTCCAACCGCTCGTTGACGTATTCGCTATGGTGATGACACCCGTGTATAACTTCATCAAAGCGATTGCGGATATGGTCGTCAAGTTTAACGAGGCGCACCCAACTATTGCGCGGATTGTAGCGGCGGTCATGATGCTTGTCCCGGCATTGACGCTTATCTTGTCCCCTCTAGCCATCGGTATCGGCTTGTTCGGGGGATTCTCGGCGGCGTTGGGAGCGTTATGGATGATTATTGGTCCGGTCGTGACAGGTTTCGCGGCCATGATGGGTACGGTATGGCTAGTCGCGGCGGCTATCGTGGCACTCGTTGTCGGTATACGTTACCTATGGAAGACAAATGAGGGGTTCCGGGCGGCGGTCATTGCATCATGGAACGCAATCAAAGCGGGTGCAATGGCGGTATTCAACTTCTTGAAACCTTACATCACGGCGGCGATGACGGCAGTTACTACCTTTGTGCAACAAAAGCTAGCACAGATGAAACAATTCTGGGCGCAAAACGGTACGCAGATTATGGCGGCGTTAAGTGTCGTATGGGCGGGTATCAAAGCCATCGTATCAGCAGGGATGGCGGTTTTAGGACCTATCTTGACGGTAGGGTTTGCCATCATCAAAGCGATTGTCGTCAGTACATGGAACGCGATCAAGAATGTCATCAACGGTGCGTTAAATATCATCAAAGGAATTATCCAAGTCTTTTCCGGTTTGTTCACCGCCGATTTCCAGATGATGTGGGAAGGTATCAAGAACATCTTCAAAGGGGCATTAGAACTTATCTGGGGCGTTATTAACCTCTACTTCATCGGGAAATTGATTGCACCGATCAGAGCGTTCGGCGGATTGGCTAAGACGGCAGTCACCGGCGCATGGAACGGCATGAAAGCCGCGATTACAGCAGCAATGGCTTCGATAAGAACCGCTGTATCGACGGCGTGGACAACAATCAGAAGCGCTATCACAAATGCATTGTCCTCAATCAAAGCAAGTGTACAATCATCATTCTCGACAATCCGTAGTATCATCACAAATGCTATGCAAACGGTCAAGTCGGTCATTTCTGCAACATGGAACGCAGCGCGTCAACTCGTTTCTACCGCTGTCAATGCCATGAAAACAAATGTAACGAACGTATTCAATGGAATCAAGGCAGTAGTAACGGGTGTTATGAACGCGGTGAAAGCTGTAATCCAAGCACAATGGAACGCGGCGAAGTCTATCGTACAAGGTGTGGTCAGTGCAATTAAAGCCATTGTGCGTGGAGACTTCAATGCCCTTAAAGGGATTGTCTCGACCGCTATGACGGGCGTTAAGAACGCTATCGTAACCGGATGGAACAGTGCGAAATCATTCCTCGAAGGGATTGACCTGTCAAGCATCGGTCGTAACATCATTTCCGGTCTTGCGAGTGGGATCACGCAACAAATGGGCGAAGCAGTCCGGGCGGTTCAAAACGTCGGGGAAAGCATCATGGGTGCAGCTCGAAAAGTATTCGACACTCATTCCCCATCGAAACGAATGGAAAAAGAAGTAGGTCGTCAACTCCCTGCTGGTATCGCGGTCGGTGTCAATGCGAATACACGTCCTGCAATGAAAGCGATGCAGAACCTCGGTAATGAAATGATGATGCGGACACCGCGCAACTTTGCTTCTTCAATGGCGAAGAATGGATCAATGGCCCGTCCTTCATCATCACCGCAGACGCAAATGATCAACAATACCATCATGCTCGATAGTCAAGTCATCGGCAATGCCGTCACACCTATCGTCAACAACCGGCAGAACGTACAGGCGAACTTTAAAACGTATATGCAAGGAGGGAAAAATTAATGGGATTCCTAATCCGCTCGTTAGCAGGAGTCAATACCAAAGCGTCTGATTTAGGGATGCGTGTAACCTCGTTCGAACCGGAAGGGGTCAACATCGAAAACACATTCGCAGAAGTACAGGGTAGACCGGGTAACGTCGATCAAGGGGCGCGTCATGCGTCCCGTCGTATCGTCATTGAAGGTAAGTTCCAAGCGATGTCACGCGAAACCTTTCCGCTCTATCGTGACCGTATTAACGCGCTATTCGCTTCGTTACAGACGTTCTATGTCTCGGATGACCGACAGCCTTTCAAGCGTTGGTTAGTCCGTGTCGATGGCGTTGTCGATATGGCACAGTACAAGACGAGTGCAACCGGCACGTATAGCATCACACTAATTACCGTTGGTGTCCCGTACGCTCGGTCTAAAGTCACGAATCAACAAGTCGCGATGGAATGGGTGAACAATAGTATCGGTTGGGGTATGGGGTTCAATTGGGGCGAGAACGTTGTGTTCAACCATACTGGGTACACGTTCACTGAAACGAATCACGGGAATGTCGAGATTGACCCCCGCTTCATGGACTTGACGATTGAAGTCAGGTTCAATGGTTCCGGCACAGGGGCATTTGAATTGAACAACCTCACGACAGGCGATAGTTTCCGCTATGAGGGTTCGTATAATGCGGGGGATAAGTTGACGCTAGAAAACATCTACGCGAAGAAGAACAGCATCAACGTAGATCGTGACACGAACATGAAGCACCTCCGGCTCGCGCCTGGTGCAAATAATTTTCAAGTTTGGATACCAAGTGGCAGTTTTAGCGTCAAATTCCTGTATAATTATTACTATCAGTAAGGAGGTGGGTACATGATATTAATTACTGATGTGTTAGACCGGAGTCGTAAGGCGACGAACTTCTCCTATCTGACACATGAGGCGCAACTGAATGGGGAAGAAACGCTATCCGGCGCACTTCCCTATGAAGAAGCGTATTCGACGAGTTACAACGTTCTAGCAGAGCAGAGCGTCCTAAAGTTCGAAGGGCAAGAATACATCGTCAAGGAAACGAATGAGGTTGGCGTCGGCATTACGAAGGTGAAAGAGTTCGTCGCCGTCCGTAAGATATTTGATGACCTCGTGAACCATTACGTCTATACGAAGACGACGCAGAGTAACAGCTTGGGGTATTTCCTCAACTTGATTCTAGCGGGTTCTGGGTACACGGCGAACGTCATCGGTGCATTTGGCAACGAACGATTAGAGGAGTTCGGGGAAGATAATGCTCTTGCGTTATTTCAATCCTTGCTTAATACGTTCGAGGCAGAGTTCACGACGACAGGTAAGACGATTACCGTCCGTGATCGAGTAGGTGGTAATAGTAACTTCCGTTTTCAGTACAAGCACAACATCACCGGCATTAAAATCAATATCGACACGAAGAACCTTTCGACCTACATCAAGGGTTATGGTAAGCCGGCTGTCGATAAAAAGGGGAAGCCGACAGGTGATTATGTCGTCGAGGGGGAATACACAGCACCGAACGCGTCACTATACGGCATCCTACCTGCTACACCTTATCGAAATGACAAGATTACGTCGGAATTGACGCTACTCAAGTACATGAAGCAGCAGGTACAGGATTCGCCGTTGTTATCCGCACAGGTAGACTTCATCGAGTTCCGGGAATTGGGTTATCCAGTCCCGAAGCCGACGCTAGGGGATAGCTGTTTCATCATCTACGAGCCGTTCGACAACATGGTATTCGAGACGCGGTTAACGAAAGTATCCCGTCAACTCTATCTCGACAGCAATCAAACGTGGAAGTCCTATAAGACGATGGTCGAGTTTGCGACGGTGCAGAAAGATGTGACCGACACCCTTGCGCGATTCCAACAGACGAGCAAGCAGTTTGAGCGACTCTTGAAGGGACAGGCGACGTTACCCTATAGCGTCTTAGATGAAGCGGTCAGATTAGCAACGGAGGCCCTTAACAGCGCACAGACGGAACTGACGTTTGATAACGGCATCTTAGCCGTCGATAAGACGAACTCCAATAACATCGTCGTACTGAACAGCGCCGGTCTTGGTATCTCAACGAACGGTGGCGACACGTATGACAATGCCATCACAGCGCTAGGTATCAATGCAACGGTCATCACGACCGGTCAACTCAACACGAACAATGTCACGGTATACGGTGGCAATAGCGGGAACTTCATTCAGATGTCGGGCGCACAGTTCACTTCTCAGACTGAATCTGACGTGTATACCAAGATCAACGGGGCGCGGGTTGAATCACGCGGGCATCATACCCGGACATGGAAAGGGAAGACGACGACACACGATATTCGTTTGTTCCACCGGGACGGCTATTTCCGAGCGCGGAATGAAAACTTAAACCAATCGCTTTATATGTCGGATTGGGGTCTGTCTTCCCGCATTGATGGTGAAGGGGATGACGACGCTTCCGGTACGATTGAGTTTCACAGTGACGCGTATACACCGGCAGGCGATACCTACAAAGGGTTGACGATTGGCTCGTACGGTGGACGGTTAGCACTTGAAACAGATGAGGCGCGTATCTACCTCAACACAGGCGGTCCGGGCGTCCACGTCAGCAACCTTGCCGGAACATATCAGAAGATATATGCATCGGACTTCGTGAACAGTTCAGAACGCCATCTAAAGCGCGACATCGAAGACTTAACGTATGACGCTCTCGAAGTGGTCAATCAGATTAGAGTGCGGGAATACAAACGGATTTCCGTGGACGGTCCGACGCCGTACGACGAGTGGCAAGTGGGGATGATACTCGACGAAGCACCCGAACCGTTAGCAGGGGCGACAGGGATCGACTTGTATTCTTACGTCAGTTTCCTAGCGCGAGCCATTCAGCAACTAGACCAAAAGATAGGAGGGGTATGATGCAACAGAGACAAGAAGAAGACATGCAGGAATTACACGGCGTTATCGGTTCACTTGGTATTAAAATAGGGAACATGGAAATTAAACACAGTCAACTGGAAATCAAGTATAATAGACTACAGAGAGACTACGAGGAAGCGCAACGCCAACTCTTAACAAAAGTCTCGCAGGAAGAGGAGGGGAACTGATTGCCGAACTATCCATATGACGATTTAGGGACGCCGTTAGACGTAACGGAATTAGAAAAGCTAAACAATAACTATGACGCTATTCAAGCGGACATCCAAAGTGTTTCTAGCGCCTCGATACAAGCGGTGGATGCTCTCGAAGCTGATGTTACTAGTAAACTACTCACGCAAAAAAACGAGTACACTGGGCGTTTGGATGCTCAGTATGACGACTACACAGAACAGTTGCAAATTCAGAAAACAGACTATACAACCAAACTCAACGTGCAAAAACAAGTGATTAACAACTTAGTGGTCGATGGAGATTCTTCACCCGAAGCAGCGCAAGCGCGCGTAGGTTTCGATGGGACCGACTACCCTACGCTAAAAGACCGAATTGATGATGAAATCACTGACATTTCAGTAGCGCAAATTAACAAAAATAAAGGGA